TAATTATAAATTTAATTAATCTTTACTATTTTCTTTTAAATATTTTAAAGCATTATTAGATTTTTCAATAGCAATTTTTAATTTATTTTTAATTTTAATATATGATACTTCATAATCATTTATATTATCTAATGTAGTTTTATATACTTTAATGTTATCTTGTTCTTCATAGTATATTTTTTTTTATATATATATTTAGATATAAATGACTTAAAAATAATCTAATATATATATATAAAATGCCTACACATTCTAAAATTGATTCTTGTGAAGCTCATAGTATAACAAACAAGAAAAGTAAAATGTCTACAAAAACCGAACTACAAAAAAAAATTAATGAGCTTGAAGAAAAAAATAAAAAATTAGAAGATAATTTAGATTTAGCTTTAAATTGGGGAAATGCTTATATAAAATTTGTAAGAGAAATAGGTTTAGAAGATATATTTGTAGAAGCAGTAAAAACTAACTCACCAATAATTTTAGAAGAAATTAAAAAAAAATTAAATTTAACTTAATTATAAATTTAATTAAATAAAATTCTATTAATAATAATTTACATGTTGAGCTATTTGATTAAGCTCACGATCCCTCATAGCATTTAATTGTTCTCTTGGTACATAATTAATAGGTCGTTTTGGTCTACCAGGGCCTTTACCTTTACGAACTTCTTTTAATTTTTTTCTACGATAATTATTTATTTGCTCTCGTGTTAGTTTAACACCATTAAGCATTAGTTTTTCTTCCTTAATCATAGTTCTTATATGTGTATATTACGATATTTTTAAATAGTTTATATCTAATTTGGATATAAGAAAAAAAATAAATTTAATTAAAATATAATTATATAATATATGAGATTATTAGAAATATTCTGTGGTACTAAATCAGTTGGTAAAGTATTTGAAAATAATAATTGGGAGGTTTATAGTGTTGATTTAGAAAAAAGATTTAATCCTACTGAATGTATAAATATATTAGATTTTGATTATAAAAAGTTTGATAAAAATTATTTTAATCATTTACATTTTAGCCCACCTTGTATTTATATGTCCCAAAATCAACAGACTTGGTATAATAGATATAAGGGTAGAGGTAATAATAAATATTTATTTACACCAGAAATACATAATGAAAAATTAAAAGAAAGTGATTTATTATTATATAAAGTAAAAGAAATTATTAATTATTTTAATAATTCTACATTTACAATTGAAAACCCTTATCATAATAAATTTAATTCTATTATAAACAGAAACATATTAAATTATGATTATACTATATGTGATTATTGTATGTATAATTACCCTATAAAAAAACCAACAGTATTTTTAAATAATTTTAATTTAAAATTAAATAGATGTGATAAATCACATACACATATAGAATGGTCTAAATGGAGTGGAGGTGGTAATAGTCGTCCTGATGAACGATATAAAATACCAAATGAATTATGTATAGAAATATTTAATCAAGTCAAAAAAAAATAATTATAATTTAATTTTGATTAAAGTAAATTAGTTTTCATTAGTATTTTCTACAAATTGTAAATTTTTTAAAGTTTCTAAAATCGGTAAAGATTTTTTAATAATAGTTTTATTAGCTTTAAAAAATTCTATTTGGTCTTCTGGTACTATAATATTATAATTACTTTTCCAATAATTTTTAAAGTGATTTATTCTGTCCTTTTCTCTATAAATAGCTCTGCGTTCTTCTAATGTATCATAAGTATATTTTTGTGCTCGTACCATTCTATATTATATATTTAGATATTTTTTCTAAATATTTTAAATTAATTATTAAATATAAAAATAAAATTCTATTAATAAATAAAAAAATAATTTTTGATTAAAGAATTAATTTAATTTAAATCTTCTAGAAAAGTTATTTTTAAATTTACTGAAAATAATAATGGTCGTGTAGTGAAAGTATTAGCAGGTTCTAAAACAGAGGGTGAAGCAGCAGTATAAGCCATTCGTTCAAGAACAATTTGTGACGGTAATTGATTACATATAAAAGTTAATGGTGATGTTTGATCCGCATTAGCAGATGTTTTTGCTTCAATATCTGTAAAAGTTGCAATAATATTACCAGAACCATTTGTTTCAGTTGATAAGCCTTCTTGATCTATATTACATCTTAAAACAATTATACTTTGATTATTATCAACTATTTTATTTGATTTATCACTATTACCACATATTTGACAAACAGCACTCATTACCTCTACTAAACACTTGCCTTTATTGCGTATATCAACATTATTTAAAACATAAGTAAAACTTGATTTATCGCTACTTAATGAAACAGAAGCATCTAACGAATTTAACTTTAATATTTTGATATTATTCATTATATATATATAATATATTTATTTTTCATTATTATTATCATTTAAATATATTTCTAATGTTTCATTATCTTTTACTATTTGTAATTCTTTTTCTAAAAACGACATATTATTTAAATCTTCTTGTTCTTTAAGATACTGTTCTTTATTAATATTTTTAATAGTATCATAATATATTTTTTTTATTAATAAGGTGTACATAGGATCAGGATATTTATTATATTTTGAATCAACCATACTTTTACAATAAGCAAATAAAGCTTTTTTATGTTTTAATTCTACCCAACTATCATCAACGGGTTCATCTAAAATTTTATCTGCTGAATATTTGTCTAAAAATTCTTGTCTATAATCTCTATTAAAATCTACTTTATAAATTTCTGCTTCATCTGATCCTTCCATTATATTATATATAATATTTTTTTTAAATTAAAAAAATTTAATTAAAAGATTAATTAAAATTGAGCTTCTACTACGCCGTTCGGGTTGTGTACAAACATGCGATCGTGTAGTGCTAATGTGACGGCAGTAGATGCGGATGGAGCACTGCTAAAAGTTATTTCTAGATTACTTGGGCCTCCTGCGGTAGTATCTAAACCTTGTAGAATTAATCTTTCATCACTGAATTTTTTGAGGTCTACACACATAGAACCATGGCCTACGGATGCGTTGGCTGCGTCGTCATCAGCTAACCACTGTGTGACTGAAACAGCAGAGCAAACAGCATGTGTTTTTCCGTGTTTAGCAAAAGTTTTAGATGCCTCTATATATGAGCGACATGTATTCGTGCTGCTAATATCGACATCATCCTGAGGATATGATTCAGACATAATACGATATTTATAGCTGGATATATTTGTTAGGTTGAAAGCATTTAAACCATTTTTAGTTTGAGTATTTAAATTTTCAGAAGTTCTTACTAATGTACATAAGCCATTTAATGAGCGATAGCTTGAATTTATTTGTAGTGATTGTTTGCCTCCTGCGGCAGCAATAGCATTTACTATTGTATTTACAGATTGACCGACCCACATTATTGGAGCACTAGCTACCTGTTGAGCGTATGAAGCCATAATGGCTTCATCTAAAATTTGATAACAGGGACAGTAATACCGGACTTCAGAAACGGTAAAAGTAAAAGGAGCATCAACAGTAGCTGCTTCAGTAAAAGCATTAGCAAATGAATCTAATGTAATTTCAATCTGAAAACTATTCATACCAGCTGGAAGAGCTTTTTTGAAATATGTATTTAAGAAAGCACAATTTAATTTAATAGCAACATTTACAGAATTACCAGCTGCTCCAGCTTTGGCTAAATCTTTACCTAACGCATCGGATTCTAGAGCGGCACCACCGCCACCAACAGTAGCTGCTTGGTAAGTTAAATCATTAACATTACTCTGCCATAATTCATCATATAAGTGATATACATTATAATCTGAAATAGATTCTACTTTACCAGAAGAACCAGCTACAGCAATTTCTAATTTTTGAATAACACATGCTCCATTACCAGTTAAATGAGCTTTGTTTGTACCATTAGCGTCAGTGTGATTAGACGCAATATTCATATATAAATAACCTTTTGATGTATCTATGAATTTATCACCAGCAGCAACTGGGATTAATATTTTATTGTTTGAGCCAGAGTTGTAAGAAGCACTTGTAGCATCGAAGCGGCTTAATGTAGTCTTGGAAGGAATGGCGTCAGCCCCAGTGACGCTGTATCTCATAGAAAGTGGTAATGATTCAGTTAAAGACATTCTTTATACATTTATATTAGAAAATAAATTTGAAATTTTAATATTATAACTATTATATTTATGAAAGTTATAGAAAATTTAAAATTAAATAATTTTGAATTAGTAAAACAAAATGTAGATGATTTGAGTAATCTACCATATATACCCACTCCACCATTAGAACCGATTAATATGTTTTCGTTTTTTGTTGGAGCTTCTGGATCTGGAAAGACATCATTAGTATTACAATTATTATGTAGTCATCCAACAAAAAAACATCCAGAAAAAAGTAGAGCTTATTATAAATATTTTGATAGAATATATTTAATTAGTGCTTCATTACAATCTTTACCATTAGATAAATTAAATTTAAATGAAGATAGAATATTTAATAAATATAGTGATGATTTGATGAAACAGATTATAGAAACTGAACAAGAAGATGATGAAAATAATAATGTATTAATAATATTAGATGATGTTATTAAGTCTTTGAAATCTTCTAATAAGGCGGGTGATGGAGATTATTTAACAAAATGTATTTTAAATCGTAGACATATTTTAAATAATCCAAATAAGAATGGATCGGCTGGATTGAGTATATGGATTATGAGTCAGAAATTTAATGCTTTACCATTAATATTTAGAATTAATTGTAGTTCTGTTTATTTACTGCGATCGGTCACACAAAATACAAAAGAAAAAAATTGTATTAAAGATGAGCT